GTGGGGGGGTGGTATCCAGTACAGGGGGGGTGGGGGTCTGTAGACCCATAGGGGGGTTGTCTGTAGACGTAAGGGTAAGAAAGTAACGATTGGATGTATTACCACCGTCAGCCTTATACCTCGTTTGTATTTTTAACAAACCTAACTCCTCAAACTCTTTAACTACTCTAGCGATATGCTTTGGGTCTTTGAGTCCTGCAAGTTTTGCTATATGGGAATAAGAAGGGTAACAACTATTCTGATCATCACAGTAGTTTGCCAAAAGAATTAGTATCAATCTCTTGGTCGGTGTTTGGTTTTTAAATTGAATCTTCAGGGCTTTGTTTAGACATTCTATTGACATTAATTTTTCTCCAGATTGGTTAGAAAGTATATACCTCAATATTTTTGTATGCAAACCATTTTGGAATAAAAGTTTACATGATATAATATAGGAGCTATTATTCAATTTTCAAAGGAAATAAATATGAATATAACAGATGTTAAAATTGAAGATATAATACCCTATCACGATAACCCTAGAGTTAATGAAGATGCAATCAATGTTGTAAAAAAATCATTAGAAGAGTTTGGTTTTCAACAACCCTTAGTATTAGATAAAGATAATACAATTATAGTTGGTCATACAAGATATGCTGCAGCTACTGAATTAGGTTATAAAGAAATACCTTGCTTTATAGCTGATAATTTAAATGAAGAAAAAATAAAAGCCTATAGAATCATGGATAACAAATCAGCAGAGTACGCCTCATGGAACTATGGGTTGCTCACTAAGGAAATGACTGAACTACTAGAAGCAGATTATGATCTAGAATTTACTGGTTTCACAGATGAAGAGTTGGCAGACTTGGGTTTAGATTTTAATCTAGAAGAATATTCAGAAGAAGGATTAACTGACGAAGATTCTACACCTGAACTAGTTAAAGACCCTGTAACTAAATTAGGTGATGTATGGATTCTTGGAAATCATAGACTTATATGTGGGGACAGCAGCAGTATTGATGCAATAAATAAACTTATGCAAGGGGTATATCCTGACTTGATACATACTGACCCTCCCTATGGAATGTACGCTGTATCAAATTCAGGGGTTTTGTCAAAGAATTATGATGGTGATATTATGGGTGACGATAATCAAGATGTAGCAAAAGATACATTTGCTTTAATTTATTCTTTATACCCTGAAGCAAAACAAATATGGTGGGGAGCAAATTACTATAGCTCAGCACTACCTGACTGTGAGTGTTGGATTGTATGGGATAAAAACAATGGTCAAAGCGACCAAACTGATTGCGAACTTGCATGGACTAACTTTAGAAGTGTTGTAAGGCAATTCACACAAGCAAGTGAAAAAACTAACAGAATTCATCCTACACAAAAGCCTGTTAGTCTTACAGAGTGGATAATTAAAAGATTTAAACTTTCTTCAAAAACAATAGCAGACTATTTTGGTGGCTCTGGCTCAACATTAATTGCTGCTGAAAAACATGGTATAAAATCCTACATAATGGAGCTTGACCCTAAGTACTGTGATTTGACGATACAAAGGTGGCAAAATTATACAGGTAAGGAAGCTATCCTTGAAGCTACTGATGAGACATATAACAGCCTTGCAAATAATTCAATTAGTAATAATGAAGAGTAAAGGGTATCATTTACAAAAATATACAAAAAATGGCTAACACTAAACCTAAATATAAAAAAATCACTTCTGAAATTAAAGATCATTTAAGAACACTTTATGTGCAGGGAGATATAGACCCTCAAGGCTTTAGAAGAGTATCTAACATTGAAGATCTAGCTTTTGAAAATGGCTTATCTAAAAATACGCTGTATAAATTAGCACAAAGAGAAAACTGGAAGTTTCAACAGGAAAAGTTTCAAAGAGAATATGAAGAAAAACTTGATAGCCAAAGAATAAAAGAGTTTTCTGTAGAAGCTAAAAAACTTGATTCAGCATGTCTAAATATTGCAAAGGCACTATTAGCAAGATGTGGTAATGTTATTAGAAATTCACAAAACGCATCTATTAAAGATTTTACACCACAGCAATTAGATTCAATGGCAAGTGCAGCATTGAAAACACAGAAATTTGCAAAACTAGCATTAGGAGAATCAACGGATAACATAAATCTAAATGGAAACTTACAAGAAAATGACACCTTCAGAAGAGCTATGGAGCTGCTTGACACAGTTGAAAACAGCAGAAGCACAGGCGATAGCACTACGCACTGAATGGTTAGAAACAGCTAGGGATAAACAACTACAACCAAAGATAAAGCATTATATATGGCTTATCTTAGCTGGGCGTGGCTGGGGTAAAACTAGAACAGGTGCTCAAGATATAGCTTTGTATGCTTTGCGTAATCCTAATTCAAGCTGTGCTGTTGTAGCTCCTACTCATGGAGATTTAAGGCGTGTTTGTTTTGGTGGTCCTTCAGGCTTAATATCAATAATACCTAAAGAGTGTTTCATTCAATCTAATGATCAGAAAGGTTATTCATCTAGTGTTGCAGAAATAAGATTATTTAATGGGTCTAAGATTACAGGATATGCTGCTCAAGAACCTGAACGACTTAGAGGACCGCAGTTCCACAGAGCTTGGTGTGACGAAGTTGCGTCATGGAGATATCCTGAAGCCTTTGACCAGTTAATGTTTGGTCTAAGGTTAGGAGAGAACCCACAGTGCGTTATTACAACAACCCCAAAGCCTAATAAACTAATTAAAGAATTAGTATCTAGAGATGACTGCTATGTAACGAGTGGTTCTACATTTGAGAACGAAGCTAACCTTGCTGAGTCTGCTTTGAAGATGTTAAAGGAAAAATATGATGGAACTAATCTAGGTAGGCAGGAATTATATGCAGAGATCATAGATGGCTTTGAAGGAGCTTTGTGGAAGCCTGAATTGATAGAAGAAGCAAGACTAGGCAAGGATGAAGAAAGAAGCCTTACTCAGATAATAGTAGCTGTAGACCCTGCAGTAACTGCTAATGAAAACAGTGATGAAACAGGTATAGTTGTAGTAGGCAAAGATCACAATAATCATTTCTATGTATTAGAGGATTTAAGTGGTAGGCATACAGCCGATAAATGGGGTAAGATAGCTATTAATGCTTTCTATGAATGGGAAGCAGATAGAATAGTAGCTGAAGTGAACAATGGTGGAGACTTGGTAGAAAGACTTATAAGGAATATTGACCCTGACGTATCTTATAGAAGTGTAAGAGCAACAAGAGGTAAAATTCTAAGAGCAGAACCAGTCGCAGCTTTGTATGAACAGAGAAGGGTGCATCATATAGGTGCTTTCCCTGAATTAGAGTCACAGATGTGCAGTTATACTGGAGAAGCAAATAGTTCACCTGATAGATTAGATGCTTTGGTTTGGGCAGTAACCGAACTTAGCAAATCTAGGGGACATGTAAACTGGAGAATAAGCTGATGGCAAAACAAACAATATTTGAAAGACTTTTTAATACAAAGACTTCAGAAACAAAAAATTCAAACATGATGGGTTACTTTGGTGTCGGAACTGAAGAAGCAAAAGTATATACCTATCAAGAATTAGCAAAAGAAGGTTATCTAAAAAACGCTATTGTATATAGATGCGTTAATGAGATATCTAAGGGTGCTAGTTCTGTACCTTTACTTTTAAAGAATGGAGATGAAATTGTTGAACAACATCCACTCATTGACCTACTCAATAGACCCAATCCACTACAATCATACTCAGAGTTTTTTAATAGCCTATTTGGTTATGTTCTTCTTGGTGGTAATGCTTACATCCTTAAAGTAGGTTCAGAGATGGGAACTCCTCAAGAGTTGCACCAGTTAAGACCTGACAGAATGGTTATAAAAGGTAGTGGAAACCCAATACCTGATAGATACGAATATGTAGTAAATGGCAGAGTTCAAAAGACTTACATGGTAGATCAAGTAAACGGATATAGTGAAGTTAAGCACGTTAAGTTATGGAATCCATTAGATGACTATTACGGACTATCTCCTATGAGTGCTGCTGCTGTAGAAGTAGATCAGTTCAATATGTCTAGTAAACATAATGTGAACCTACTACAGAATGGAGCAAGACCAAGTGGTGCAGTTATATTTAAGCCACAGGATGATGCAGGGTTTGCTGCTAACCTTAGTGAGTCACAAAGACAGCAATTGCTTACAGACCTAAACAATAGATTCAGTGGTGCAGGTAATGCAGGTAGACCAATGCTTCTTGAAGGAGACTTTGACTGGAAAGAGATGGGTCTTACTCCTAAAGATATGGACTTTCATAGATTAAAGAACATGGCTGCTACCGACATAGCTTTATGTTTTGGCGTTCCTAGTCAGCTTGTAGGCGTTCCTGATGCACAGACCTATGCTAACGTATCAGAAGCAAGACTTGCTCTATACGAAGAGACTATTATTCCACATCTAAGAAAGATTCAATCAGACCTTAACGAATGGTTAGTGCCTTTATATGACGATAGACTAAAACTAGAGTTTGATATTGATTCAATCCCTGCCCTTTCAGAAAGAAGAAGAAAGACTTATGAGAATGTTACCAGTGCAGTTCGTGAAGGCATCATGACTCGTAATGAAGCAAGACAACAAATTGGTCTATCCCCTGTAGATGGTGCTGATGGTCTTTATATATCAGCTAACCT